GGGAGACCGGGGCGGCTTTTTCGTGCGCGGAAATCGCGTTACGGGGTTGAGGGCCGTGCGGATAACAGACATCACTGCCGAAGCGCTTGCGGAAACGAATGATAAAGAGCTCCTTTCCCTCCATCGACGCTGTCATCAGCTTGCCGGGTCTTTGTTCGCCACCGCTCGCGAGAGGGCCGAGGACGATGATGAGGGCAAGGTCACATGGGAGGACCTCGTGAACGCTCACGCCCTCATCGCCGCTGAAATGGAGGCAAGGGAGATGAACCACGACGTCCGCGACAGGCTTGACAGGGAGAGCGCGAGGGTGGAGAAGGGCGCCGTGTCGCTGGAATATCTGAAGGCCCGCCTCGCGGAGGCTCAAGACGTAGTGGTCGTTGAGAACTTCATTTCCATAGCGGGGAGTGTGGTGCAGAAGGGTGAGCGCGCCGGGGACGTGGACCTCGTGATACGCCAGGACAGGCGGGACACCAGTCTTGAGATCCTTACTCGAAAGGTGTTTGACCCGGAGAAGCAAGGCTACTTGCACTGGGTGTATCAGGCGTCCGGGCCGCACGCGGATTACATCCCAGCATTTGACCTGGTCCTTCGGCCGAAGAAGGAGTTCAAGGTCCATACAGTCAAGGCTGGCCTGAAACCCATTACGCGATACACGCCTTCCAAGCCCGCCATGATGGGCTTCACTGAGTTCTTCTCGGCGGACGAGCTCTGGGAGAAGTGGGCGAGCAAGCAGGGCGTGCCCCTTTATGTTTCCCCCAAGGTGGACGGGTTCCGCTGCATCATGCAGAAAGCCGGGGATAGAGTCAGCATATATTTTGAGGATTCGAAGGAGGAGAGGTCGGACAGGCTTCCCTCCTTAAAAAATGCCCTTCTGGATGCCCCCGACTGCATCATAGAGGGGGAGCTTCAAGCTGCGAAGGACAGGAAGTTTCTCGCAAGGCCGCAGGTGTTCTCCATGCTTGCCGGGCAACTTGAGGCCCAGCCTTATGTTTTCCTCTACGACCTCCTTTACGTGGAGCCAGAAGGTGATGTACACGAGAAACCATTCTCGGAGCGGTACGAGCTTCTGAAGTCGCTCGGGAAAAAGCTCGGCGAGCGCTTCGTCGTACTGCCCCAGCTTCTTGTGAAAGGCGAGGGTGAATTCAAGCGTGCTGCAAAGGAGATGGTTTCGTGGCAGCCTTTCCGTGGAGCCGGTCTCGCCATAGAAGGCGTTGTAGCTCGAAGGAGCGACATGGCATACACCTTCGCCGCGACTGACGATTACGCCAAATTCAAGACGTGGTGCGAGCTGAAAGTCAAAGTCCTTAAGGTGGAGAAGACGGCGAACGGTTACGTGTATGAATGCGCTCTCCGGGACGATGAGACCGGGGAGGACGTGGTGCTGGGCAAGACCTTCGTGAGCAAGGAGAAGCTTGCAAGCGAAGGGGACACTCTGAACGTCATGGTCGAGGAACTGCTCCTTTACCCCGACGGGAAGGTGGCCTGGGGGAAGCCCTATCCCATGGGACCGGACAGGTCGAGGCCGGCGTACACCGTGTCCCAGGCCATTGATATTGCACGAAGGGGTAAGGTGCTCAAGGAACTCCAGCAGGCGAGCAAAGAGGAATCGGCGGGGGAGGTTGTCGAGCGACGCGTTAAGGACGCATACCTCCGGAAGCTGACGGCGGGCGGGTTCAAGCCGGGAGCTGACTATACTCTGCATGAGATTGGCAGCACAGAGCGTGGCTATCTCTACCGAGTGGATGACGGCTACGGCGAGTGGTACCTCCTTGCCGCACCGGAGCGCGTGCATTTCATTGCCGTGAAGATGGCTGATGTCCAGGCCTTCTCTGCAGGCAGGCTTCTCAAGGGCGTGCTCACGAAGGAGCGAGTGAAGGAGCTGGGGTGGAGCACGGATGCCTGGGATCGGGCTTTGCTCAAGTGGTTCGGTGGCAATACTGCTGCAGGAGCAGCACAGGGCGATGCGGACGCAGTAGCAAAAGCTTTGTCAAAACCTTTCAGCTCGCCAGGAGGCAAAGACGCTTGGGTTAAGTTGTTGCTAGCCAAGATACCAGTTCACAAGGTCTACGTCGAGCCATACGCAGGCGGGGCGAGTCTATTCTGGGCCAAGGAGCCTTCCGAGAAAGAGGTTCTTTCGGATATCGATCCGGATGTGGTGGCTGTTTATAAGTTCCTGCAATCAGCTTCCGACGATGACTTCGAGTGGATGCGCAAGCAGAAGTGGGAGTGGTCGCCGAGCCATTTCAAGCTGTTGAAGGAATCCGAGCCAAGAAGCCTGCGAGAGCGGGCATACAGGTACAAGCATCTTAACCTGTTCAGCGTGCGCGGAGATGGTGAAGTCCTTTACACAACAGACAGGGCCCGGGGGCTTACGGGCCAGGCGTTCCTGCGGAATCTCGAAAAGTATCGGGATCGGTTGCGTAACGTGACAATCCTTCAGCGTGACGCACTAGCAGTGATGAAGACATATGACTCACCCGATACGTTTTTCTACATTGATCCTCCTTGGAAACCGGTAGGAACGGGAAAGGAGTGGCACGACTTTGACGAGACGACTTTCGTGGAGGCTGTGCTGGCCCTGAAGGGAAAGGTTCTGATATCGTACCAAGGGACATTACCGCTTGCGGACTGGCACAAGAAGAGCTACACGCGAGCGGGCGGGGGGATTGCGGCGAACAGCAAGCAGACCTTGTATTGGAATTACGACGAGCGGAAAGCTACAGCTAATAAGGCAGCGGCAGCCCCAGCAGACGAAGGTGAGACCCGCGGCGAAAGGGCGGAGAAGTTCTGGAAGGAGAACTGGCACAAGCTCTACCCGAAGTCCGGAAAGGGCAGGTTCGTGCTGCACGAACATTGGAGGGGCCTGAGCGAAGATGAGGTGAACCTTCCCAGGGAGGAACTCATAAGGCGAGGGCACTCATTGCACAGCGACCTGCGCCTGGAGTCAGACGGCGTCCTCCACGGGTGGACCGTGTTCCTCGGGAAGGCAGAAGACAACGCAACGAACCGGCTCGTGTCGCTTCCGCCGGACGACAACCTCCAGGTGGCCCCGAAGCTGGCGCAGCCGAAGGGGTGGCTCACGTTCGAGGGAGTGTCGGAGCCGGGCGAGGTGGGCGCGACCACCGGCAAGTACGCGCGCTTCGACATCGCGGACTCTGGGACGTACGAGGCGGGCGTGTGGCGCGAACATGCCGTGGAGTACTTCTTCCACGGCAAGAAGCTCAAGGGAAGGCTCCTCGTGCAGTACGCGCCGCTCGGCGGCCGCAGGGTGTGGATCATAGACCGGCCGGAAGACCAGAAGCCGTACGCCGAAAGCCACGGCCTTGGGGATGTGGTGCAGGAACTAAAAGAGAAGGGCCAAAAGTGGCTTTGGTGGAAGAAGCCTGGCGAGAAGCCCCGATTGATAGATGTCGGGGCTTTCGAGTTTAGGAAGGCCTCCGCCCGCAGAACCGTCCCGATCGCCAAGGTGGACGCGGCGAGGCAGATAGTCTACGGCATCGTGCTGGACCCTTACATCGTGGACTCCCAGGGCGACTGGGTGCCGGTGCTCGAGGTCGAGAAGGCCGCGCACAGGTACTTGGTGAAGTCGCGCACCATAGGAGACCAGCACCAGAAGAAAGCCGACGCCGAGCTCGTCGAAAGCTGGCTCGTGCCCTACCCTACGCCCGAGGACTATCGGAAAGCGATAGCCGGGGAGCCGCACAAAGTGTATCGGCTCAAGTTCGGGGAAAGCGAGGTGCACTCGGGCGCGTGGGTCGTAGGCATCCACGTCATCTCAAAGCGGTTGTGGCAGGAGGTTCAGTCGGGCGCGAAGACGGGTCTCAGCATCGGCGCGGTAGGCGAGCGGACGCGCAACGTGACGCAGGCTTTGCCGGAATTCGAGGTGGTCGAGCCCGAGGAGACGCCCGTGTTCACGGCTGGGTAGGTAGAGGGGTGATGTTTATTGGGCGTCAACAAGCTGGCGAATCTGGACGTCTCGGAGATATCGCTTGTGGACAGGGCCGCCAACAAAAGGCGGTTCTTGTTTTTCAAGGCAAAGGGAGGTGACGGGAACGTGGGCAAGGACGTTGTCGAGCTTGATCTCGAAGACGAAATGGACGAGGAAGAGAGCCTCAGCGAAGAAATCGAGAAAGCCGTGGACGAGAAAAAGCTGAAGAGCGCGGTGCAGGCGCTTGTCAGTGCTCTCGGGCAGACGGAGATTCCGGACAAGGCCGCCAAAGCCCTCAAGCAGCTAGCCAAGCTGGTGGGCCTGGACGCCGAGGAGTACGGGTACGGTTACGGGTATCCGGCGCCGCAGAAGGCGAAGGCTGAAAAGAGCCTTCTCGACCGGATCAAGGCCCTCGTGTTCCAGCACGAGACGGAGTCCGTGAAGAAGGCCGCCGAATTCGAGACCGCGATGGCGGCGCAGGAGAAGACCCAGGACATCTCGACGGCTATCTGGCTGTTGCAGGACATAATCCGGGGGATCCTCCAGGACGAAGAGGGCAACAAAGTCGAGCGGGTTAAGGCGAATGTCGCGGCATTTCAGGGCTACGTGACCGGGCTCCTGGAGCGGGAGGGGGTTCAGAAGGCCCGCGAGGCTTTGGAGAAGGCGGGGCGCAAGATCAGCGCGGCGCGTCTCGCGAAGCTCAGGGAGACCCACCAGAATCTCGTAAGCCTTGCCGCCGCGCTCGCGGAGCTCATTCAGGAAGCCGAAACGGTCGGCACTGAGGAAGGAGGCACGGAAGTGACCAAGGAAGAGCTTGAGAAGTTCAAGGCTGAGGAGCTTGCGCCGGCTGTGGGCGACGCCGTTCAGAAGGCGCTCGCTCCGCTCGAGGAGAGGATTGCGAAGCTCGAGAAAGCCCACGAAGAGAAGAATCTAGAGGAAACCATCAAGAAGGCGTTGGAGCCGCTCGCCGCAAGGGTCGAGACCATCGAGAAGTCCAGGGCGGCGTCTCAGAGCATCCCGAACGAAGCCCCGCCTGCAAGCAAGGGGACTTTCACCGGGGTGCTCTTCGGGCGGAAGTAGAGCCGAGAAAAAACACGGATTGAACGAGGGCCAGCAAGAGAAGCGCAACTGCGCTTCTCTTTTATCTTGCGCCGCAAGGAGGTCAGGTTGAATGGACAACAACGAGCTTCTGCGGAAGGCTGACATGGTGCTGGCGGACCTCGCCGCCGGCGGCCAGTTGCAGCCGGAGCAGGCGAACAAGTTCATCGACATGGTGATCGACACGCCGACCATCTTCAAGAGCGCGCGGGTCGAGAGGCTTTCGGCCAGCAAGAGGATCATCGACAAGATCGGGTTCGACCAGAGGATACTGAGGCCCGCGGTTGAGAACACGGCGCTTGCGGCCGACCAGCGGGTCAAGCCGAAGACCGGCAAGGTCGAGATCGACACCAAGGAAGTCATCGCCGAGGTGCGGCTCGGCTACCAGATCCTCGAGGACAACATCGAGGGCAAGAACCTTGAGGATCACATCATGCGGCTCATCGCCGACAGGGTGGCTCTCGACCTCGAAGAGCTCTTCATCCAGGGCGACACCGCGAGCTCGGATCCGTATCTCGCGCTCATGGACGGGCTCCTCAAGAGGATCACCTCGCACGTGGTGGACGCCCAGAAGGCGACCATATCGAAGGCGCTGTGGAAGGAGCTCTTCAAGGCCGTTCCGGTCAAGTACATCCGGAACAAGAAGGAGTGGGGCTTCTACACGAGCCACAGCGTCGAGGTCGACTGGCGCGACTTCCTCGCTGACCGGGCCACCGGCGCCGGCGACAGGTTCCTCCTCGAGGACGTGCCGGCGGTGGCGTACGGCGTGCCGGTGTACGGGTGCGCCATGATGCCGGAGGTGGAGGATGGCGCCACGCCACCCAACACGATAACCTCGGCGATCTTCACGCACCCGCAGAACATCATCGTCGGTTTCCACCGCGACATATCGGTCGAGACCGACAAGGACATCACCGCTAGGCAGTTCATCATCGTGGTGACCTGCCGCGTGGGCCTCGCGCTCGAGGAAGAGGACGCGACGGCTAAGATGATCAACATCAAGGTGGCGTGATAGCCATGTATAGAGCGACATTGAAAGAAGGGAAGACCTACCACGTCGGCGGGGTCACCTTCACCAGGGGGACCCCGCGCGTGGTCTCCGACGAACTCGGCGAATACCTTGCGACCTTGCCGGTGTTTGACCTCGAGGCGGTGCCGTGCCATGAGGAGCCTTTGGAAACGCTGCACGCAACGAACTTCGCCGTGCTGACCCGCATTGCTGAGTCTGAACAAGACCGGGTGATCCTCGCCAGACCGGCGACTGAACAAGACGAGGTGCCTCCCGCGGGATCGGCTGTGGAGGCGTCAGAGAAACCGGAGGGTCGCAAGCGCGGGACGAAGCGAGGGAAGCAAGATGCCTGAGAATGTGAAAAAGGAGTACAAGACGACAGACTTGGCCCTCGCAGCCTACATCAAGATGCGGGGCCTCCGTCTTGTCCGGACGGAGAAGGACGAGTTCGAGCGCACGGTGTTTGTGTTTGACGACGGAATGGACCTTGCGGACGCGTTGCGGGTGGAGTTCGCGAACTCCGAGTGCTGCAAGTTCGACGCAGAGCTCCGGCACTTGAAGAAGCTCATCTACAGGTAGGCGGTCGTCATGTATGCGACAGTCCCCGAGATACGCGCGGAAGGAGTCACGGCGGAGCAGGCGAGCGACGCCCAGGTGGAGGCCGCCATCAGGCGGGCGACCGTGCTCATCGACACGCTGACGGGGCAGTGGTTCGAGCCGCAGGACTGCACGTTCAGGTTCGACGGCCCCGGAGCGTCCACGCTCTTTCTCAAGGTGCCCGTGCTCTCCGTGCGCGAAGTCAAGGTTGACGGTCAGTCCGTCGACTTGGCGGAGGTGGTTGTTTACAACTCCGCGAAGGACAGGCGGAACCCGAGGCTTTACTACGCGCCGGGATTTCCGAAGGGCAAGGGCAACGTGGAGGTCGCCGGGTCCTTCGGCTACGTGGAGCAGGACGGCTCGACGCCCGAGCTCATCAGGTACGCGTGCAGGCGTATAGTCGTCTCGTCCCTCGCGCCGCTCGCCGACAGGGACGCGCAGGAGGAGAGGAAGCGCGTCCGCATTGCCAGCGAGACGACGGACGGGCACTCGTACACTCTAGTCAAGGACGAGCGGCCGGCGGGCCTGACGGGTGATCCCGAGGTGGACGGCATACTGGCGCAGTACATGGCGACGCCTATCCCAGGGAGCGTCTAGCGATGAGACCAAGACTCGTGCATCCGACCACAGCGAGGATCGCGCGACTGGACCGGGCCGCGACGCAGTGGGACCCGGATTTCCGCACGACGACACAGCCGGCGTACGCTCCGCCGGTCGCGGTAAAGGCTCAGGTGCGATACCAGCAGGCAGGCGCGTTCGATATGACTGCCGCCGGTGAGACTCCCGTCACCATGGGAAGGCTCGTGATGCTGGCTGGCGACTACGCGGCAAGCGGGGGCTTCGCCAAAGGGGACAAGATTGTCGAGATCGGCGGAGTCGAAACGGAGGCGTACATCGTGGAAGTCCGACCCGCGGCGTTCCAGGACGACGGGAGCCACGGTCTTGTAATGCTCGAGTTCGAGTCGAGGCGAAAAGGGCCGTGATACAGAAATACGGCGACTGGGACAAGGCGCTGAAGTTCTTCGAGGACCTCGACAAGCGCTACGAAGCGGCCATCAAGAAGGCGCTGAACCGCGTCGGGGTCTACGTGCGCGACAAAATCAAGCGAGGCATCCGGGACCAGGCTCCGGGCGGCCAAGCCTTCGCGCCGCTATCCGAGCTGACCATCCGGCGCAAGGGCAGTTCCAAGGCGCTCATCGAGCACGGGGACCTCATCGGGGCCATCACCTTCAAGGTTGTGGGCAGCGAGGCGGTTTTCGTGGGCATCCTCCGTACGGCCTGCGGCAAGGAAGGCGACAGTCTTGTCAACATCGGCGAGGTCCACGAGTTCGGCGCGATCGTGCCTGTGACGCCCAAGCTGCGGGGCTTCTTCGCGGCGGTGTTCGGAGTGCACTTGAAGCCGACGACGACCGCCTTGAAGATACCGGCGCGCCCCTACCTCAGGCCGGTGCTCGAGGCGGAGGCGGACAAGGTCATCGATATCTTCCAGGAAGAGCTTGCGAAGGTGTTCGAAGCAGTGTGAGGCGAGTGCCGTGGCGCTGGGAGAGCACATCGAGAACACAATGCGAGCGGTTATCCGGCTTCTCAAGTCGAGCGTGCTGGACAACGTGGTCCAGGTCACGCACGTGGATTACGGCGAGATAGCGCGCGTCCCGGCGCTTGTCCTGTACTTCCCCCAAGTGGCGGAGGTCAGGCACGAGGCGTCCAACGAGCGGGTTGTGACGAAGGACGTCGAGGCCGGGATATTCCGCGCGTCGCCGCCGCCGAGGTTCTACGACCTCGAGTTCGACTACGAGCTCGTGGCGGCCACCATAGCTGGCCCCGAGAGTCTGCTGCAACTGGCGCAGAAATGCCTGACGTTTTTCGCGGAGCACACGACGGTTGCCGTAGACCTCACGGACGACGCAGGGGTTGTCTACGGCACGGACGTATACGAGCTCGCGCCGACGTTGGCGCTCTCGCCGGGGTCGGTGTCGGCGGCGTACATGACAGCCCGCGGGTCGTTCGCCGTCCGCGATGTCCGGGTTGAGGACCGGAGGGTCATCACGGGGCCTCTGGTACGACGATTAGAGATGGCGTACAGAGACGAACAAAAGGAGATTGAGGAGGCGTACAGACACTTCTAGGAGGTGGCTGACATGCCGCGTCTCAAGAACAAGCGGCAGGCGCCGCTGGTGGTTCCCGTGAAAGGGCGGGAGCCACTTTATTTTGCGCCGCTTGCCATCCAGACCGTGAGCGATAGAGTCGCCCAAGACCCGCTCGTGCAGAGCAACATCAAGCGCGGCAATCTGCAAGTGCTTCCGGAGGGACCTGTGTCCTTGGAGCCGGAGGCGGAGACGCCCGCACGACGCGGGAAGAAGGGGGGTAGCGACTGATGGCCGAGTTCCTTTCGCCTGGGCATTACAAGTCTGAGAGCCCGCCGCAGGTCATGACCATGGCCGGGCAGAGCGTGTCCACGGGCGCGATCATCGGCGTGTTCGAGCGGGGTCCCATCGGCGTTCCGCGGCTCGTGACGAGCCTGACGGAGTTCCAGGATGTCTTCGGCGGATACATCCCGTCGAGCTACGCGCCGAACGCGGTGGAAGGGGCATTCCGCAACAAGCCCGGAATGCGGCTCTACTGCGTGCGGACTGCGCACTACACAGACCCGACTGACCCCGCCACCTGCACGGCAAAGAAGTCGTCGGTCACAATCAAGGACCGCAACACCGTCACGCCGGTTGACACCCTCAAGGTCGAGGCCGCATCGGAAGGCGCCTGGGGCGACGAGATCGCGGTCGAGGTGGCCGACGCCACGAAGGACGCAGCCAACAAGTTCCGGCTCGTGGTCAAGTATGGCGGCGTCGTCAAGGAGGTCTTCGACGAGCTCTCGATGGACGAGCTCTCGAGCGACTTCGCCGAGACGAGGATCAACGGCAAGTCCAAGTACATCCGCGTGACGGACCTCGACACCACCACCGCCGCGCCGGAAGACAGGCCCGCTGCCGGCACGTACACGCTTGCAGGCGGCGATGACGGGCTCACTGGTTTGAGCGACAGCGACTATCTCGGCTCGGCCGCCAGCGGCACCGGACTGCACGCTCTCGACAACATCGAGGATGCCCTCCTTATCGCCGTGCCGGGCATCGCGACGAGCGCGGTCCACAACGGCGTGCTCGAGTACTGCCAGAGCAGGATGGACTGCTTCGCCATCCTCGACCCGCCGATGGGAGCGACCTATCAGGACATCAAGGACTACGTCGAGAACACCGCCCAGCTCAACAGCGAATACGGCGCGATTTACTGGCCTAACGTCGGCATTTCCGACCCCGTCACCGGCTCCTACACGATAGTGCCGCCGTCAGGCCACGCCATGGGAGCGTATGCCCGCGTGGACGCGCTTCCGGGCAAGGGCCCGTGGAAGGTCGCAGCCGGCATAGAGGACGGGCAGCTATACGGCGTCCTCGGCGTCGAGGACAACTCCGTCAACAACAAGGCAGTGCGGGACGTCATCTACCCCGCGAGGATCAACCCCATCCGGGCTATGTCCCGCTACGGGCGGCTCCTCTACGGCGCGAGGACCCTCTCCGGCACCGGCAAGATGACCTACATCAACGAGCGCCGGACCTTCATCTACGTCGAGAAGACCGTGGACGTCGAGACACAGTGGGTGGAATTCGAGAACAACGAGCCCGCTCTCTGGTCGCGGCTCACGAGGACGATCTCGGCGTTCCTACTCCGGGTATGGCGCGCCGGCGGCTTGAGAGGCGCCACGCCGGAGGAGGCGTTCGTCGTCAAGATCGACGCCGAGACCAACCCCGAGCCGGGGCCGATTCTCTACGGCAAGATCGGGCTTGCGACGCAGGTTCCCGCCGAGTTCGTCTGGTTCGACTACATGAAGCACACGATTGAGGCAACGCCTGCGGCATAAGGGGGTGACGTAGGTGGGCGAGCAGGTCAGGTTCTACAACCGCTTCAACTTCAAGGTTGAGATAGACGGGTTCGCGAGAACCGGGTTCCAGAAGGTCTCCGGTCTCGCGCAAAGCGTGGAGGTCATCGAGCACAGGGAGAGCGACTCCATCAGGCCGTACAAGAGCCCCGGCCTGTTCTCTTCGGAAAACGTGGTGCTCGAGTTCGGCGCGACCGATGACGAGGGCGCTTGGAATTGGTTCTCCACAGCGGTCAAGGTGGCGGAAGGGAAGCTCGCCGCGGAGGAGTCCGAGTACAAGAAGGACATTTCCATCGTGCAACTGGACGCGAACGGGAACGAGATCGAGCGGTGGAACGTCTTCGGAGCGTTCCCGGTCAGCTTCGATCCCGGCGAGTTCGACGCGACTTCCAACGAGAAGACGATCCGGCGGCTTGAGCTCGCCAACGACTACAAGGAGAAAGGCTGAGTTGATTGACATAGCAGAAGCGATAGAGAGGGGAGAAAGCGGTGTTTACGTTCAAGATTCCGTCTTGCGGGGATGAAATCGAGACCCGCAAGCTGAAGGTCCGAGAGCAGAACCTGCTCGTGGACAGGAAAAAGGTGAGGGACGGGAGCGCCGTAGACGAGGCGCTCTCGTCTTGTATTCTGACGCCTGGTTATGACCCGAAGGAGCTCCTGGTCGGCGATCGTGTGGCGCTTCTCATTCACCTTCGCACCATCACGCACGGCCCGGATTTCGTGTTCCGGGTGACGTGCGACTGCGGCGAGACTTTCTTCTGGAAAGAAGACCTCACCGAGTTGCCTGTGAAGTACCTCGACCCGCCGCTTCCATACGGCGAGGAGCGGGTCATTGAGATTGTACCGCCCGGACTCGGCCGCAAGGTCAAGGTGCGGCTTCTGAAGGGCAAGGACGAGAAGAGGATGCGCGCGATTCGCACGGACAGCGAAGGGGCGTTGTTCTCGGGTCTCCTCCGTCTCATCACAGTGGAGGTCGAGGGTGAGAAAGTGCTCTCGGCCAGGTGGTTTGACGACCTCGACGCTGACGACATGGATTACATCCTCAGCGAGTGGCGGGCGCGCGACTGCGGCGTGGACACGACGGTCAAGGTCGAGTGCCCGGCGTGCGGCAGGACGCAGGAGATGGATCTTCCCATCTTCACCGAGCGCGGTTTTTTCCTGCCGAAGAGCTCGCAGCAGAGTTTCTTGCCAACGGCGTGACCGAAGAGAGGCTTGCGGAAGAGGTATTCCAGCTCATGTTCCTCTGCGAGGGAACCGGGTTGGGGATGCCCTACAACGACGTGATGGACCTGGACGTGCCGGTGAAGGACAAGCTGCTCGAGTTGCTTTACGACAGGATGGACAGCCTGCGGCAGGCGTATGAAAGCCTGTCGCGCAAGGCGCGGTGAGTGCGGATGCTCAACTACAGGGGCCTCGGCCTCGGCCTGCTTTTCACTGCCAAGGACTTAGCCACCACAACAATACGGAACGTAGACCGGGAGCTACGCTCCGTGAGCCTGACTGCAGACGAGGCGTCGCGCAGGTTCAACAGCTCTATGAAGCTCATGAAGACCGGTCTCGCGGGCCTCGGCGCAGGCATCGCGATAGCGGTGCCGCTCACGCGCGCTGGCAAGGCCGCATTCGACACTTCGGCGCAGTTCAAGCAGATCACGAAGACGTTCGAGGTGTTCTTGGGCTCGGCCGAGAGAGCTACGCAACACGTGGAGGAGTTGCAGAAGTTCGCCGAGACCACGCCGTTCGAGTTCCTGGACCTCACGCAGTACTCGCGGCAGATGCAGGCGTACGGGTTCCAGGCCGAGCAAGTCATCCCGATGCTTACGGCTGTGGGCGACGCCGCCGCTGCCATGCAGGATCCCACGGCGATGGAGCGCATAATCCGGGCCTTGGGGCAGATTCAGGCGAAGGGCCGGCTCGTTGGGCAGGAACTCCTGCAGCTGACCGAGACCGGGCTCCCTATCTACGACATCCTCCAGAAGCAGTTGGGGCTCACGGCGGACCAGGTGGGCCGCATAGCCGAGCAGGGCATACCGGCTCAGAAGGCGATAGAGGCCATCATGACCGGGTTGACCGAGCGGTACGGCGGCATGATGTCCGAGCTTATGAAAACGCCCCAGGGCATCTTGAGCAACATACGCGACATGCTCACGAGGTTGCGCCGGGGCATTGGGGATGTGTTCTACGACGAGATCGTGGCTATGCTTCAGAAGGTCTCTAGCACATTGAAGAGTCTCGGGGACGCAAAGCCTGTTGTGGAAGGAATCGGTAAAGGGTTCCGGGACATCCTGGTCGTGATTAAGCCCGTCGTTAACGCGACGCTCAGTCTCGCACGGGCTGTAACGAAGTTTCTAGAACAGCGACCGTGGATCGCATCCTTTGGGGTGGCGCTGGCTGGTATCTCGGCCATCGTGCTCCTGGTGGCCGGGAGTTTTCTCTTCCTGCGGGGCGTGATGGGGGTCATCCCGATGTTGCTTGAAAGAATCGGGATGGGCGGCCGGATTGCGATAGGCTCGCTGGCCTGGCCGGTCCTTGCTGCTGCGGCGGCGTTCACCGGGCTGAAGCTTGTCGTCGAGCGGGACGTGGGCGGTATCGGCACTCTCTGGCGCGGCCTTGCGACGCTCATCGCCAACACGAGATTCGACCCGCAGACCGGCTGGATCTCGGCCTTGCCTGAGACCTTGCGTAACGAGCTACAGAGACTGAACCTGCTGGACTTCGCGGTCAAGGTGTGGATGTTCACCGTGCGGGCGAGGGAGTTCCTGCAGGGCTTCGTCGAAGGCGTGCGAGGCTTCGTGAAGGGTCTTGTTGACGCCTCAAGCCAATCGGGACGGCGTTCCTCGATGTCGCGAAAGCGATAGTCGCGCCTTTCGTGCAGTCCGGGCGGGAGCTCACCGATGCCGCGGCTGCGCTGCCTATCAAGTCGTTCAGAGACTTCGGCTTCGAGATAGGGCAGGCGCTTCAGCGGGCTTTGCCGTTCATCCGCGGCTTTGCGTCCGGCGTCGCCGCGGTCATACGCGCTCTGGGTGCAGTGCTCGCGCCTGCCGTGAGAGTAGTAATCTCCGCTCTCCGGTTCTTGGGTGTCGTAGTTGCGTGGGTGGCCAACCGATTCGCGAGGAGCGGCAAGGATGCTCAGACTGACTGGATAGCCACACTAGCCAAGGCAGTCGGCGGTCTCGTGGGGGTACTGCTTGCGTTACGAGGAGCGGCGGCTATTAAGTTCGTGTTCCTCGGAGGGCTCCGGACGCTCCTGGGGCCGGTGAACATGCTGAGTAAGGCCCTTTGGGGGCTGCCGACCGCGATAGGCCGGGTTGGAGTGTTCTTCGGGCAACTTGCGGCGAAAATGAGCATGTTCGACCCTGGCGCGCTCGTGGCGCGGGTCCAGCGTTTGGGCGGGGCGCTCGGCAACTTGCGTAGATACTTTGCGACAGTCAGGGATTCGATACGGTTCGCGGTGGAAGGTATGCAGGGTTTTGGGCAGAGCCTAGCGCGAAACGCCGCGCGAGTAGCGCAGTTCGGCATGGGTTTGGTCGAGACCGGGGTGAAGGCCGCTCGACGGTTCATAGCTGGCATGATCCAGAGCGGGGCTGCCATGCTCCGCAACTTCCTGCCGGCAATCGGCAAGGCCATTGCGTCCGCGTGGAGCTTTACAGCGGCGCTGCTGGCCAACCCTGTCACATGGATCGTCGCGGGGATAGTGGGGCTAGGCGTAGCGCTCTACTTTCTCATCCGCAACTGGGATCGGGTAACGGCTGCACTGCGCCGGGCATGGGCAAAAATCCGGGAGTTCGCCACCGAGCTTTCCGCCGGCGTGGTGCAGGCGCTGGCGATAATGGTGCCTTTCATCGGCCTGCCACTGCTGATTATCAAGAACTGGGACAAGACTGGGGCGTTCTTTGCGGCGCTGTGGGCCGGCATCAAGGCGGGAGCCGCGGGCTTCGTTGCTTGGATGTGCGGTATACCGGCGTGGTTTGCGGAGTTGCCGGGGCGGATCGACGCCGCGCTTATCGCGCTACGGGTGCGCGTAACAGTGAGCTTCCAGCGGCTCTGGGCGGCAGTCGAAGCCGGGGCTCGCGGGTTTTGGGCCTGGATTCAAAACATCCCGGCCTGGTTCTCTGAACTGCCCGGCAAAGTGGCGACGGCTCTTTCCGGACTGTGGGCGACTATCGCCGACTTTTTCACGTCGTTGCCTGAGCGCGCCTTGGAATGGGGCCGCAATCTGATATCGTCCTTTATCGAGGGAATCAAGAGCGGCCCGATTGTCGGAGCTATCACGGGTATTGCCGACACTATCAAGAGCTTCCTAGGCTTCGGCTCGCCGACCGAGGCGGGACCGGGGCGCACGGCTGACTTGTGGGCGCCGCGGTTCGTGGAGATGTTCGCGGCGGGCTTGAAGAAGGGACTGCCGCTTGTCACGGCTGCGAGCGTCGAGCTCGCCTCGGCGCTCTCGGGCGCGCTCGCCGGGGTGATGCCGTCGTTGCCTGCGATGGCAGCTCCTATCGCGCCTGCGCTTACGGTTCCCGCACCAACGGTCGAGGCCGCGATGGCGCGGGAGACCGCGCCTGCTACCCCGGTGCCGGCTCGCCCGCAACCGGTCCCGGCGATTACGACGCCGCCCGTGCGCCCGGTCATCGTGCAGGTGCCGGTCGAGAAACCCGCGGCGACGGTCGCGGAGCCTGCCCGCGGGCGCTCTCAGCCGGAGGTAATACAGCTCGTCGTTGACGGCAGGGTCCTCGCCGAAGTGGTGCGGAATATCGAGAGAGAAGACCTGGCGCGAAGCGCGCCCTGGTAGCAGGTGATGCGG